GAGACCGGGCTCGGGGTCGAAGCTTGGATCTGCTGGCTCATAGCTACCCGAGTAAGTTAGTTCTTCCGCGAGGTGGTCGAATGTCCTGTAAAGGAGCGGAGTGATATTCAGTCTAGGATCAGCTGCAAGAGGCTGATTAGGCGCAAGAGGGTGCGGAGACTGCAACATCTGGCTTAATAATACCAGAAATTGTTGCATTGCTGATTGTGTTTGTTGGACCATGCGGAAGGGGAAACCCTTCAACATCTCCGCTCGCTCAGACTCAGTTTTCTCAGGGAAGAGAAACTTAAGTGCTTCAATGCTATCAACGCCCAGCTCCTGCAGGTTCCTTACAACAATGGTTTTTTGTTGTAAATCGTAAGCAGTATCTTCATACACGTCACCTTGATACCTGTAAGTGACGGTTCGGTCGCCATCTTCAGGCAAACCGATGACACCGGGAGGAACTTTGTTCTCCTGAAGTGCAAGCTGAATCGCCTGCGTGACTTTCGCCTCAAACTTCTCAAGAGAAGTCTGATACTTCTGCAGATTTTCTTCAGTTTCTTCCTTAGGTGGTCGTGGCTCCTTAAGACCAGCAGCGACGATAAACGACTCTCGGAAGATAACCTCCTGGTGGTAGATCATCATCTCCAAGAGACGATTGAAACCATACGTAAGGAAACTTTTGTTTTTACGAAGAGCCGTGGCCTGCGCCCGACCCATCAGACCTTTGATCTCAGTAGCAGTAGCACCAGCTGAGATCGAGATCTCATCAACACCGCCAAGAGCGGTACGAATTTCCTCCCGAAGAAGAAGGGTGTACCGGTTCATGTCCCCATTAACGGGGTCTGGTGTCATATAGCCCACGCGGTCGGAGGGCTCTACGTTCGAGATAATTCGCGGAACGCGAAGACCTGAACCCATACCAGCGCCAAACGGCTCACTGACACGAGTTGAAGGACTATCCGGCCCAGCAAAACCAGACTGACTACTGATCGTTGGGCGGAAAGTGCTTTGAGAATCGTTTGCCTCGACAAGATCACTCCGAGGTCGGGAGCTGATCAGTGTTGGGTTGCCGAAGAACTCAATGTTCTTGGCGATGTTCCGTGTAAGAGCATCGTGAAGAACGATCTGCTCCATGAACGGATCGAACTCACCTTCGCCCTCCGTACCACTTGCGTTCGGTTTGTTGAGGACTTCGACAGCAGGGATAAACCCCAGCGTATTTGGCCGCTTCTTTGCAGGCGTGAGGACAGCGCCCGGTTCCAGGTCGAAACTCAGCTCTGTATCCGTCTCAACTTCGCTGATCTCATCAGCAGTGATAGCAAGACGCACATAACGTTTGTTCTGTCCGTAAGTTTTACTAGGCAGACCTAAATTCGCGTTCTTGACTTTGTAGCTGTAGATGATAATGACTTCTTCTACGTTTCCATTTACATCGTGATACACACGATATTGGTTTTTCGAGAAGAAGTAAATCTGATATTTGAGCTTCGGGTCAGGTCGGAAATAAAACAACCCACAGCCGTCGATCAGAAAATTCCTGATGATCGCAGGAAAACGGATATCGAGCTTGTTTAAAGCGATGATATCTTCCAAGAACCGTGTACGGCTCTTGTACGTATCCTGGTCGCAGTAGAAGGCAAGACCCTTTTTGATCATCAACAGAGTCATCTGCTGTAGATGACTCAAAACAACCATCGTGGACGACTGGTTGCTGCGATCTTGCGTGCGAGATGCCTCTAAGATCTCGGTGAATCTTGTCCTAGTTTCAGTCGAGCTTGCCATCTACGCACACAAGTAATGGAAATCAATCAGAAGATCACTTCCGAAAGATGCTTTCTTTGGCCTTTTTAGCTTTGGCTTTTGCCCGCTTCATGCTGTCACTAGCACCACTAGCCTCGCTTCCGCTGGGAGCTTTCTTAGCTTCACGATCAGCTGCAAACTTCTTAAGAAGCTCAGCCGGCATACCTTTAGCCATCGGGAAGAAGATACTTCTTTACTCTTTCCAGTTTAACTGCTTCTTTGGGTAAATCCTCGACTGGGTACGTGGTAATTAAATGATCTCGGCGACCTAGCATATCTGTGTTGCCTTCCTCAGCTTCAAACGCTTCACACAACTTCTGAACTTCTGGTTTGTTCCAGATGTACGCCTCAGCGATGGACTTAAGTTTTGTCAATCGACGATCACTAGAACCCATCCATGATAGGTGCCATCCAGCATCTCGTTTACCTACGTAATAATTATTTTGCGTAGCACGCATGGACGACAGTGTGCCGTAGTCTCTGAGCTGTTTAACGGTGCTGACCACGCCGCAGCGCCAATCAAAAAGCTCACCTTCTGGAGAAACAAGCTGCCGATCAGCTCGCCCGTAGTGCATCGACATCGACAAACGAACCACTTTATCTTTTTGCTCTTTGACAGCTTTAATAACTTCGGGCAGTTTCTCAGGATTCGCAATTTCGTCGCAGTCTGAGCAGATGAAAATATCATCATCGTCCATCAGATGTAACCCTACACCTAAAGCGTCGCGCTGACCTCGCTCGCGAACCCAGGGATCCGGGGCTTCTTCCATCGAAGGAAGCTCAACGTGGAGAACTTGAATTTTCTCTTCAGGGAGCCCAAGCTCCCGAATCGTGTCCAAACACGTAAATGGTTTCAGTTCGCCACTTGCATGAGTGCGGTTAGCGTCAGCAATCAAGAAACCATCTACAAAATTCTCTAGAGTACGTACACGAAGCTCAAGCAGTTCACGCTCATTAAAGTATGTGAAAGTGTCAAGAAGCACAGTGAGCTTATGAGAGTCTCACTATATTAACCTATTACGCGCCTCGAAGGTACTTCGAAACCTTTTGTTTTGCTCGAATCAAAGAACTCCCATTGGCTTGATCGAGGGAAACCCCACCTTCAGGCTCAACTCCGGTGTATTGCTCACTCGGAGGTGCGGGAGCCTGTGGATCAGGCGAGTACCGATAGTCGTTTTCTCCTTCATCCACGCCTTCGGCAAAAGCATTGGTTGAAGGTTGGTTAGCGCGACGCTGCTCATCAGCGGCCCGCATGTTCATTTGGTATGCTTTAGCGAATCCAAAAGCAGCTTGAGTGTACGGGTCCATCAGTAGAGAACAAACACACCGTTAACAGAACCGCTAATCAAAGCAGTACAGGCAATAGGGATAAGAGTGTTGCCTTCCAAGTTAATCGCTGTGGAGTGCTGCCCAGGAGCGTCAGAAAGCTCAACAGTCAGGTAGTCTTTACTGCTTGTGGCCTTACTCTCAATATAGATAGCTCGACAGGTCGTAAAGTTTTTGCGACCAAGAGCGGGAGCCCAACCAAAACCACTCGCATACGGCAGCATCGAGGTCTGCCCGTAAACAGAACCGAAAGCGCGAATATCCATACGAGAGTTTTGTTTAGCTCATTCTACCTTGTGTTTGAACTTCTCTGGATTCTCAGTGTGTTCGATCAAGCGATTCAGATACCACGAGGCTTTCTTAAGATCTTCCAGACCCCCTTTGGTTCGCTCTCTAGATACGTACTTGATAACGTTCATCTTGCAAGCCCCCCTAAACTCTTCAGACGTCAAACAAGACTCCATGAAGTCAATAACTTCTATATTGCCTTCGTTGTAGTGCTTAGGGTGATCGACAGAGTTAGACATACCTTGAAGAGGGCTTAGACCCAACGAAGCGAGACTCGGGAGTTTGGAGGGTTCAGCGCGAAACATAACCGAACATCTCAGATACGTCCAGGACAGAGCCAAGCTCCTCATTCAGTCGTTCACTGTACTTAGTGTCTACGTGCTCGATCAGACCATAGGGCGCTATGACAACTGTTTCGCCGTCCTGGACAACTGGCACGACGCGGCGGTGCTCCTGACCAGGAGCCAAATCCTCAAACGCGAGACCCATAGAACTTCTGTCAGCGATCGGCCAGCAACGAAACTGGGTCAACTCAAAACTTTTTACAGGATCACAGCTGGCTGAGTTGATGTACCTTTCAGCCATCTCCTGATCCAGAATCATCATTCCCATATAGGGGTTGCCAAGTGACACAAACCCAAGAAGATCATCTGAAGGTGTTAAATACGTTTGGACACGGTAGGGTCGGGCACCCCAAACACTGTTTGTGTTCCGGTTGAGTTGCCAAACCCTGTGGTTATCAAAAGGAACAAGCTTGTCGCTATACGATTCAAACCGACAAAAGCCGGGTTCAAGGTTTAGAGGTTTGAGTTTATCTTTGTAGAAGTACCAGTACAGAAAGTTCTCACTGGTAAACACCATATCATTCTCTGTATACACATAAAAATCATAATAAGCGTTACGAACTGCCTCACGAAGTAAACCCTTGTGAGCCCAAGTCAAACTGTAACCGACATAATCTTCTGGGGCTATAATAATATGTAGACTATTAAACGAAACATTGCACTCAATCAGCTCTCTAAGAGTATTTTCATCATTCCTGTGATCGTAGTCTACATAAATAAACACATCTTTATCCCCAGGGATCTCCTCATAACCACGCAAGGTTTTAAGGAGCGCATCAAACCTAGATAAAGGATCGTGCGCTGTTACGAAGATCAGGAACTTAAAGTTTTGCATCAATACTCCATTTCGAAGTTTCCGCGACGCTGCAGGAAGCACACAAGGTGTGTGTAGGCGTCTAAGAGGTCATCATGCGACGTAGCGCCGATGTTGATTAACTGATCAAATAGAGCATCAAACTTGCGGTAACGGTTGAAGATTACACGCTTGTTCTCCAACAAGCCCAAAGTGCCTCGGAATCTGGCAATTTTGTCACCTCGGAACCCCTTGACCTCGTGGATGTGAAGGTTACCTAAACCCCACTCATTAAGCATAACTCGACGAAGATCAGCAGCAAGAGAAGCTTGATACGCTACAGACTCAACAACCAGCGTACATGTCGAGTAAGTGGGATAATACTTACCTTCCGTGTCCTCTTGAAGGATGCCCCACTCCACTAACATCTTGCACAGAAGATCAATCTTCTCAAGATTGCCAATAGAGCGCACCTGATGAGCGTCAATAATGTAATACTTATCTTTTAACCTGCCACCCAAGACGAATGCGGTGTAATCCGACGTTTCGTTTTTACTCGCGGACAAATCGATGCCCACGGCCAGACTGTCAAACTCGGTAACAACGTCCCCTTTGACTAACAGATCTGGAGAGAGAACCAGATCAGAGGTCATCACCGGCTGCTGTTGGTACTGGAAAGCAAACGCAACTGGATCTAGTTCTTTCTGACCCAGCAGATAGTCAACGGACCACTGCTCCGGCCAGTAGCTGACAGGATTTCCGTCGTTGTCGTAAGTCAGAGCTTCTTGCTGCACCTGCTTCCACCCTTTATCGGGGATGAACATCGTCTTGTGGATATCAAGAGGATGGAACCGGGTACCAAGACAGATGGCGCGACCACCTTCGAAGATAATCGGAGCGATCACAGAACTCCAGTTGTTATTCATTTCTTCTCTAATAGTAGGGTTTTTAATGTCGGTACTAGATTTAATAGGGTCGTCTACAATTACAAGGTGAGCACGCTTAGACGTAATAGATCCTCGTAGTCCTGCAGCTCTAAGAGTAAACTCTTCATCACCAACACGACTAATGCCTGCGTAGTCGAAATCTATACTCCAACCGATATCGGACTGCATACCCGAACGAAGCTGCACCTTAGGGAATACTTTTCGATACGTAGCTGAATCGATAATCTGTTTGATGATCCTGCTTTTAGGAATTGCTGTAGCAATGTTGTAAGAACAATAGATGATTTGCAGTGGGAGTCCTGCTGTTGTATGACGCCCAATAATCCATGCTGTGAACATGTTCAGCACAGTAGACTTCGCTGAACCCCTAGGCGCCAGGATATCAAGGTTAGGTCCAGCAATACCTAGCAAGTATCTGTTGCTCTCACCAGTTATAAGATGTCTGTGCCACTCAAGCATGTGAGTAGCTGGGGCTTTATCCATAAGCGTACAGAAAGTCTGAAAATCCTCTGAAGCTCTGACGAACACATTATCGATCGCACTATCTTCAGCTTCCACGGCCTTCACGGCACGTAGTTTTAAAGCACGACGGTACGCAAAACTTTCCCTACTCGGCATGTCTCTTCTGAAAGTGTCTGTATACTGTTAGCAAGATTCTACTGCCAAATGGCAAAAATCCTCTGGTACGGCGACATCCTTTCTAACACAGGTTTTGCTAGAGTAACACACAGCATTCTTAACCACTTAGCGGATACACACGAGGTTGTCTCCTACGGCATCAACTACACCGGAGACCCTCACGATCTACCGTTTAAGGTCTACCCGGCAGGGACTGTCAATCCTGGAGATCGCTTCGGCATTGGGCGCCTTCCGCAGATTGTCGAAAAGGAAAAGCCAGATTTTGTCATTTGCCTCAACGACATCTGGATCATCAATCAAGTCTGGGAACGGATCCACCTTCTTAAGGATGCGCTGAAATTCAAATTCATCGCATACTTCCCAGTTGACTCAGAATACTATGTGCAGTCTATGTTGTCCTACATTAAGGACTGGGACTTTGCAATCACATTTTCCATAGAGCAAGCGCAGCGCCTTATATCACAAGGGGTCAAACCTAAGCTGCTGGGGGTGGTTCCCCACGGGCTCGATGAAGGTAAGTTCTTCCCAATCGATCAAAAAGAAGCTCGAAGGATGCTTCGACTCCCTGAAGATAAATTCATAGTCTTGAACGCTAACCGTAACCAGCCTCGTAAACAAATTGACCTAACGATCAAAGCATTTGCCAAATTCGCCAAAGACAAACCAGATACCCTTCTGTACCTACACATGAGCGAGAAAGATCTCGGCTGGGATATTCGAGCCATTTTCGATGCTGAGATGAGGCGAAACAACGCAAATTCAGACGGACGCCTGGTTATGACTACAAAGAATATCGATTACACAAACGCCCCTCCCGATGAACTGCTAAACAAGATTTACAACGCTTGTGACGTAGGTATTAACACAGCCAATGGCGAAGGTTGGGGATTAGTTTCGTTTGAACACGCTTCCTGCAAAAAACCGCTGGTCTTGCCAAACCACACGTCGTTCTCAGACATCTGGAAAAGCAGCGCTCTTCTGGCTGATATAGCAGCGTGGGTTTACGATAAAGATCTAGGTGTTGAGAGAGGCATTGTAGACGTCGACGATATGGCTGCGATGCTTGATAAATTGTACAGAGACAAAGCTTTCTACGATGACGTAGCAGAGTCGTGTTACAAAGTCACTCAAAACCCAACGTACCGCTGGGATCGGATTGCTGAAGCGTTCAACAAAGCTATGGAGGAACTCAGCAAGTGACCCAGTTCCATCGGTACCGCACGTACAACAACCGCGTTGTAACAAGTGCTTTTGCCCCAGCTAAGTCTGGCTTTCCTTCAGTTTTTGATCAAGCTCATGATCTGGGTGGTGAGTTCACTCGCATCAGTTCGGGTTTGCCAGAAGATAGCTTTGCTAACTTCAGCCCTTGTATCCTCCAACATCGAGGTGCAGCACTGATCGCGTGGAGATCACAACCAAAACACTTCGTGTTTCGACACGACATGAAGTATTTCTATTACAACAATACACCTACAGATATATGGATTGGTCAGGTGCTTAAAGATGACACTATTGTTGCACCGAGAAAACTAATCAACAAGCCTCATCGGCTCAGTTACGAGGATCCTCGAATCTTTATCGCACCTGACGACAATCTGTTATGTCAATTTGTAACTAGCACCTACGCAACAAAATGGGACAGCACAAAACATAAGATGCTGAAGACACCCAAGGTTTGCACAGGTGTAGTCAATGAGTTTGGCGAGTTAACTGACAGATTTTACCCGCCGATCGGCCTAAACCACGCGGAAGGTAAAGCCGAAAAGAACTGGTGCTTCTTCTCAGACCAGGACAAACTGAGGCTCCTGTACTCAACTCAACCGATCGTAATCAAAACACCAAACGAAGAAGACAAAGTTATAGACGCTAGCTGCCTAAGACAAGTAACTTCACAACACCCAACATTTAACTCAACAGCTCCCTTGCTGATAGAAGATGAATGGCTTGTTTTCTATCACTGGAAGTTTATGTGCCGCGAGCTAGATCGTCGACCCTACTTACTTTATGCACTTGGCGCATACTGCTTAGATAAAGATCTCACAAGGATAACTCGAATGATGCCTGAACCTCTCTTTGTCGGTTCTACAAACGACGAGCTTGTGACTTGGACCGATTCAGTAGGTAACGACATCTCAAATCAACCAGCCTGCATCTTGCCGTTTGGCTGCTTTGAGGATGACGAGGAGCTAGTTATGTCTCTCGGCGTCAACGATTATTTCATGGGTATTTTCAGGACACCTGTACTCAACGTGCTATCTTTGATGGAGCCCGTTGAATAAGGGGTCCTCTAACACCCCTAATATCCACGAAGCCAAGGCGGGTTAGAGGGTAGGTTCCGATCTACCCTCGTCCTAACTCTTTTCTTCCTTTTCTATCGTAGTCCAGACAACTAAAGATGCGTCCTCAAGCAAAGAATACACAGCGGGCACATCTTCAAAACTATTCATTAACTCACGCATACAACGATCAGCACCAGCTAAAAGCAGCCCTCGCCGATCCAAGCCATCTGTAAGTTGGCGAACTGCTTGGATGTGTGAACGAATTTCTTTCTGAAGAACAGCAATCTTTGTAGCCGCTGTGGCGTGATCAAGCATCCCGGTCAAAGTCATTTGCCGGACATTACCTAGATCCGTCTGAAGAGAATCAATCTCATTCAGTAGTATTCTGCGAAGGTCATCCTTTGGGTACTGCTCACTAACCCACGCTGTAAGATCTGCAATCGAACCCGCGTAGCCAGGTTTTAGAAAACGAGCGTACAGATACGCTTCGATATCACTAGCAGCATTACGCGCATAGTGTTTAAACGCATCCTGCTGGGACTTGTCCAAAGAAGCAAGCCAAGCACCAACCGTCGTGGAATCTCCGATTTTTGTTTGCGTCATGCGAACATTCGAGTACCGGCGATAGCTTGATTTGCGCCAAACTGCTTAAGGGCTAACTGACCCTTAGTAGCAGCCTTCGTCCGAGCAAGATCACCCAATGTACGAACTTTATCTAACTGAGCTGCGTTTTCAAACTGCTGCGCCCCTAGAGCGAGGCGACCCTCATTCTCTGCGCGAGTTTGATAAACCTGATTGAGCGTCTCAGCCTGGTTCTTAGCTACATCGCCACGCAGTTGCTCTTGGTAAGAACGAACGCCCATGTTCGTCATCCCAAGTTGATTCGCCAGCTGGTTTTCACCGGCTAACGCCGCAGATCCCGCCTGAGCAAGCAACTGCGGCGCTTGCAGTTCAGTTGAAAGCTTAGCCTGCCCTAAGTTATACAGAGTATCTAAACCTTTGCCGGAAGCATAACCAGCCGTAGCAGATTGCAGCGTGGCGTCCTTCTGTGCCCGCTGTAACGCTTCGGTCAAAATACTCAGCTGAGAAGAAGCTTTTGTAGAAGCTTCCTGCCCGATAGCACCAGCCAGTGCACCTTGAAGAAGACT